AAAGTAGCGGGGTGTAGCGCAGTCCGGTTAGCGCACCTGCTTTGGGAGCAGGGGGTCGTGGGTTCGAATCCCGCTACCCCGACTACAAAAAAGACAGAAAGGGTTATTATAAAAGCACTTCGGGATGTAGCGCAGTCCGGTTAGCGCACCTGCTTTGGGAGCAGGGGGTCCCAGGTTCGAATCCTGGTATCCCGACAGAATTAAAAGAATATCAATTAGTTACATACAAAAATATATTCTTTTTAAGTCGATCTTCAAACTGTCTATAATTGTCTTTTAGTTGGTAAATCGTCAATATACAATTAAAAGTAATTATTATGGCAAAACAAAAGTCTATTGTCATCCTACCACGGCTAAAAGATTGTGGTGGCGATTTGAGTAAAACATGGTTCGTAGAGTATTCATGTCGTAATCCTCAAACAGAAGAAATGAAACGTTTCCGGGTCTATAATGGTTTTGCAAAATTAAAGACCAAAGAAGAACGTTACGCATTCGCAGAAAAAATCATAAATGAGATTAAGGAGAAGTTCACTAAGGGGGAAATTCCATTCTTAGGAAAAGAAGTCAGCTATAACGATGAACTATTATATCAGAACATAGCTAAACGATGGGGTAATGAAAGAAAAGGTTTTGTGGGTATACGCACATACCTCTCTGATTTCTTAGCAATAAAAAAAGTAGAAGTAATCCCCCACTCTTTTCAGACTTATAAATCCAAACTACGCATATTCTGTGAATGGGTGGAACAAACCGGTTTAGATAAGCAAAGTATTTGTTTTTTCGAACAGAGTTCAATATGCGAATTTCTATGCTATATTGTAGAAAAGCATGATGTAAGCCAAAGAACAGTAAAAAAGTATACTCAAATATTACATGGTTTCTTCGATTATTTACTAAAAGTAAAAAGAATTATAGATACTAATCCCGTACATGACATACCCAACATGGGAACCATTAAGGATGAAGCAGCCAAACCAATTCCTGACCGAGAACGCCAGCTTTTATCAACGTATATGAAAGAACATGATCCACAATTATGGTTAGTCTGTCAGATGGAGTATTATTGTGCCATCCGTCCAAATGAATGTAGGCAATTACAAATTGGAGATATAGACTTTGACAATCATATTATAACAGTACCTAAAGACATAAGTAAGAACCGATTAACTGAATCAGTAAATATTCCACGTCAATTATATGACTATATATATAAAGTATTAAACCTTGATATACACCCCAAAGAATTCTATATTTTCTCTCATAATGGCATTCCTGGCAAAATAATGTTGGGAAAGAATAATTTTAGATTTAGGTTTGATAGAATACGTGATAAACTCAACATTTCAACTCAATACAAATTATACAGTTTCAAACATACAGGAGGAGTAAAACTTGTAAATGAAGGTATTGATACCTGGGAGCTACAACGTCACTTCCGTCACAAATCTATTGATACTACAGAACGATATATCAGAAGAAACTTTGCTGTGAAAAGTGATAAAATAAGGAATGGCTTTCCCGATATCTAACGTACAACCTACAACCTAAAAGAGGCAACGAACGCTGGCTCTTTTAGGTTATTTATTTCGCCTATACACTACCCCTACTACAATTATCAGAGCTATAATAATATATGCTTTATCTTTATGTAAGTCCCACCATGATAACTCTACGACCTTTTCTTTTTGGCTCAATATAGCATTTACCTTACTATTAATAGTATCTAATCGGTTAGAAAACTGTTGTAAGGTAAGAGATAATGTTTCATTTATTTCCGTTCTTTCCTGTTCTTGCCTGAAAGCAGTGGTAGTACTTTCTTTGACCGGATATTGCTTCCCTGTTGAATCCGGATCAGACAAGTAAACAGTTGTATTTTCAATCTTCAAATCACTTAGTTTGTCTGTAGTAATTTTCGTTTGCTTATTCACATCCAGCCGTAGTGATTCAGTTAAATTTCGCAAATACAAAAAATCCCCTGAATAGTCAATCTGCTTTTGCATTTCTAAATTGCGAGAAGTCTTACAAGACGACAGCCATATTGCTAACGTCAGCAATATGATAAATGCATGGTTCAATCGTTTCATGGCCGGATCACTGTATTGCGAAGAAAATTAGAGAACTCGGAACGCACATCAAAACAGGGACACGCCTTGATGTATTCTGCCGGTTCTACTTCACCTGAATCGTCCAGATCGGGTGAAGTATCACGATGTCCGAGTACTTCAATTATAGGATATTCCTTACAGAGCTTCGCGACCAACTCGCGCAAAGTCGCTTTTTGGGCAATCGTTCTTGTGTCTGCAGGTTTTCCAGATGCGTCCAGGCCTCCGATATAACAGATTCCAATACTGTGCTTATTATACGATGTAGTAGAAAACCCCTTCGTATTACAATGCGCCCCATCAATGCTCATTGGTCGTCCATTCTCTACCATTCCGTCCAAGTCAATGACGAAGTTATAACCGATCTGACTAAAGCCTCTTTGTTTGTGCATCCGGTCAATGTCTTTAGCACGTAAATCTTGCCCGGCACGTGTGGCCGAGCAATGAATAATAATCGAATCAATAGTTTTCATTTCTTTTCCTCCTTATCTTTAGTTATTGTAACTCTACGCGGTGGAATACGACGACTACAGTCATTATCAGGTCGATCACAACGATTATGTTCAGCATCCTTCAACTGTAGTTCCAACTCGTGACATTTATGTATCCAAATTAATTTATCATTCTGCTCATTACGTAATTCAACATAGATAGCATCTATTTTCGTGTCACGTTGAGCAATACGATCCTCTAGCCAATCCACTTGTTTACGTTCATTCTCATCTTCCATAGAGTCAGCAGAAGCATCCTCTTTCCTTGCATCAGTCTTCCGGTTAACATAGAAGTTAACCATCCATTTGATTGCTTCCAAGCCTCCTAAGGTACCTAATATTGTTATCCAGTCATTTAGTTCCATTGTTATTTCTTTAATTATGATTCAACCGAATACCCTTTAATTTTAAGTGTACCATCTGAAGTTACATATACTTCTCCTGTTTTTGCAGTACTATACCCCGGTAAAAAGCCCGGAGCAAATCTAGTTAGATGAAGGCTTTGAGAGCCTCCGACAATCGGGATATTTGTTTGAGCAAGGTCTACATTCAAACTAAACCCTTGATTGTTTTTTTTGTGATATATTCCATTTTCTGAAATTCCCCAAGTAACATCTGCAGAACTTCCTTTTTCAGAACAATACATCTTGGCATTTATAGATTTTCCTGTCATTGAAATATATGGATAGTACTCTGTGAATTCTGTCCCTTGTATCAAAAATTTGGGATAAGCAGAAGATGCATTTCCTTCAAACGATAATGAAAAGACCAACACGTCATTTATATTATACATTTCAAAAGAGCTATTTTCCGGATCGAGAACTATTCTTTTTCCACTTATTTGAGTTTCAACTTTCCCCCTGAATGCATACTTTTTCGTAAGCGGATCAAGTTCAAATACTATCTCATTATCCACAAGAGCAAATATACCAGTGCGTGTAGTACCATCTGCTGCCGTGAGACAATCCTTCCCTTGCGCTATTCCGGTCAGTTTTCCGTCAGCAGATTTTGTGCCCGAAAACATCTTGGGAGTAACAATATACTCTTCACCCAATTCCGTTGCATAACCGTTCCACTTTTCAATCCACGGCAAAAGATTTGCGTCCTGACCATCCTTACCCGGCTCCCCTTTTACTCGTATAGGATCACCCCATTCACCTGAATCCGCACTTTCCGATACTTTTTGAGAAATCCAAATAACGGATTCAGTTGAATCCGTATGCCAGCCGTTTGTCGTACCATCTCCGACTGGTATTTCCGGTTCTTCTTCGCTGTCATGATAGGTTATATACACCCTCATTCCATCCTTACCCGGTTCACCGTCGGCACCGGGTGTGCCATCAATTCCATTTGTTCCATCCGTCCCGTCATTACCATCTGCTACCATTAATTCCCATGCCAATCCATTATAAATATAAACCCGACCGTTATCCGTATCACGATACACCCAATTTTTTTGAGGATTAGCAGGCGGAATTGAAGAGTCTCCCTTCCAAACAATATCAAGACCATCAGCCCCATCTTTACCGTTGGCTCCATCCAGACCATTCTTGCCATCCGAACCGTCAACTGTCATAACATACCATGCATCATCTTGATAAACATAGCTTTTTTTGTCGGTGATATTACGGTAATACCAACCGTTTTGGGGGTTGGAAGGATGAAAGGAATATTCTCCTTTATACACCAAGCTAGCTCCATCCTTGCCATTTATACCGTCCGCTCCGTCTATGCCATTGTATCCATCCTTTCCGTCTTGTCCATTTTTACCGTCGGCACCGTCTTTTCCCGGTTCACCTTTCAGATTTTCTTTTGCATCATCAGATAGATTGTCCCAAGTAAGAACAACATCCTTCATAGTACATACGCACTTTTTATTTGATTCGTCCCATATCCATGAAATTGCACCACCGGCAATGTGTCCCGACTTATCCGGTTTAAATAAGGCCGAACCACACCCCAGCTCCGCAGTACCATCCGGATATATACAGTAAGCAACATTCCCCTTACTATCAACTCCCTTTATCATGCCATTCACACAGTAGAAGCCTTTCAATCCTCCACTTCCGGGTATGTCACCACCAACACGAACCTTAACCTTTCCTTCCCAATTCTTACTGTCAAGATCGAACATCACGTCAATGGCTGGTTGTCCTGTTTCGTCGGCATGCATATAAATAGCAGATTGACGAGCTTTGTTCTGTGAGTTACCGAATTGTACTAGTTCATCACCTGCAGCGGGAACATTGAGAACATTACCGGATTCATCTTTATCAAATTCCGATAAAGGCACGTGTAAGGTTTTTGTCTCTACATCAACCGATGATACTTCGACATGATAAAGTTTTGTCTTATCTCCTACGAATGTCTGACAGCGCACGAAATCATGCGCAACAATGCTCACATCTTCATCCTCCAACTCGATAAGGTATTCTGTACCATCGTCAGAGATTCGAGCAGACTTTACTTTCCCGTGTCCTTGACTTATTGTTTGTGCACCGATTATCGCCCGAACCTTGCTTATCAGCATTTCAAAAACAATCATAGTTTCACGAACCACGATCGTATCAATCTCCAGTTTCCATTTACCAGTCATGTACTCCCAGAGTTTCCAACCATGTCCTGCAAAGCCGGACATGAAATCTTCCACATACTCTTTTACTCCATTCGCTAATTTTTGTCCTGTCTCTTTCACCGAACAGAGAAAGCCGTAAAATTTACCGTTACTTAATATTGCCATATTTATGGTATCACAACAATGAATAATACTTATCAAATAATTCTCTTAACTTTAAAGATTCGGATTTGGTTAATGCGACACTTCCACAGCAGGCGAATTTTACAGAGATACCCGGATTTGATGTAAATTCAGAGCCATTATTCATAAACAAGATACCTGGGCCATTAATAACCTCCGCTGTTTTAGGATCATACGTTCCTTCAAACGAACCTTTTGAATTGTCATAGTACCATTTTTTGTCACCTGACAACGATAAAACGGTAGCACCTGATTCAACCGTATTGTCTGGGGTTGCAGACAGTTGATTTGAAGAGATAAGCCTTAGAATATTACCGCTATCTAAGTTAGGCAGTATAGCTACTTCCCACACAGAAGTTTTATATCCACATGTCCATCTACCTAGTTCATAATCCTTGCCACATTGTGCGATGAATGAATCTGAAATAGGTAAAACCGTATTCATTGTCAGAAAATAGTTTCTTGTCGAATCTGTACTCTTTATTCCATCTGCGTTAATTGTAAAGTTTGCGCTATTAGAAGATGGTATTACAAGTGTTTGTGCTGTGTTTACAATATTAAATTTTACTTGTTGATAGGAACTCCCTGCCAAATAATACAATTCATCCATTTTATCAAGAATACCGTTATCCTTTAATTCATTGAGCATATTCAACAACTGCGAAGTGGAAGGTCGTCCGGAAGCAGTCAGATAAGCGTTATATACTTCAACCGCACTACCAGTTGCAGAAGATGAAGCCGTAACTGCTATTGATATTGTATTTGAGATCGATGTTTCAGATACAGATGTTGCTGTAATAGTTACATTTCCTTCCGCTTTCAAAGTAACAAGGCCTGAACTGTCAACCGTCGCAATAGCTTCATTACTACTCTGCCAAGTCACACTCTTATTTGTTGCATTAGCAGGTTGCACAGTGGCAGTCAACTGAATTGTCTCGCCTATTTTCCCACTGGTACTTCCAGTTACGGATAGTGAGGTTACGGGTATTTGTGTCTGACTGACAGAACAGTTGGCGGTAAAGCTATCAACTAACGAACTATTATACATCGATGTAGCAGTAATTGTTACCGTTCCACTCTTCTTCACTGTTATATAGCCGGATGAATTGACAGTGGCAATTGTATCATCACTACTCTTCCAAGTCACACCTTTTTGAGTGGTATTAGAAGGAGTATATGATACGGACAATTGCAAATAGTCCTGTATAGTTGACGCCTTACCAACAATGTTTATGCCAGATATTTCAATCACTTCCGGAATATCACCACCGGATATAATCGTTATCTTACCCAGATTTGTTGTAAATGACAGGTCTGTTACTTGTATTGCTCTTCCCATTATTGTATCTCCTTATAAAATTTATCGTAAATATGTTCCATTTCAACAGCGATATATCTTGCAATCATACTTCCTCCAACCTCATTAAAATGAACATCGTCTGAAAAATACTGTGCGAGAACACCGGAGGCGAACGCATGACGCACATCAATCACCGGAAGGCCATACCAGCGAGCAACACGTATTATCATATCGGAATAATTATCCAGTGTCTTGCCATTATGATTCAAGGTTATGCCTTCCCCGTTGTCACTAATGTATTGCGAAGGCGTCATGTGTGAATACGCTTCATTTTTATTATGCGGAATAGTACAGATTATAATAGGTTTACTGGGATATTTCTCTATAAGTCCAGAATACAGAAAATGAAGAGCACCGCAAAAAGTATAACGTGTCCTGTCGGAAAACGTGCCAAAAGGTTCAGACCATGCCTGATTCCAATCGTTTGTACCACCCATGACCAAAACAGCATCGCAAACATTATCCATACTTGGATAGCGGACACAAAAACAGTCCGTGTTTGATTCAGCCGCAGATGCGATTCGCGTACCTGTTACACCGTAATTGTTCAGTGTGCATTGGAGCAATTTTGCTAATGGAGTGGTATACTTCCCAAACTGGGTATTACTGTCACCCAATACATTGATTGTTTTTCCTTTCCACTTAGAGCCAATATTTATCTGCAATAATGACTTAAAGTGAGTGCTCAATTCAGCTGCATCAAACCCGTTAGAGTCATATCTGAAGGCTATATTACCGTTTGAATCGCAAACAAAAAAACCTTTCTCGGTAGTAGATGCGACTCCGCCGCCGGACATATTATCGACTTTCAACTTATATTCATTATCAAAATCGTTAGTCGACAGTCCTTTTCCTGCTTCGCTATTTACCTTTTTATTTAGTTCTTCGGTTATGACCTTATTTTGTACCGGATTGGTAGAAGTAGTACTAAGTGAAGAATCAATGTCTATCGTTGCACCACTTCCAGAATTAGCATCCTCTACAAGTTCGTTTACTTTGTCCTTTATTGTGTTCAAGTCTTGTGCTTTCAGCACTTCGCCCGATTGAAATTCTTTCGTTAACTTATTCATAATCACACTAATTTATTTACATCTAATAGACCTGTATCTAGTACCATTTCTAAATTCACTGGGGGAGTAACTCCGCCAGTGATTGACGACACTGATATAAACACCCATTTACCTAATACCTGATGATAAACAGGCATGAGCATATTATCAAAATCCGTCAGAGAACTAAGTACAGGTGGAACGGCTTCCCAATTCTCGCCTTTTACAAATAAAGAACCTAATACAGCACTGTCAGCTTCATCATCTACATTATCAAGTTCACCCAGTGTCGCCGCACCACCTGTAGCAGTACGCATTTCTTCAACAAATACATCTTCGTTCTCTTCTACAATACCATCCCTGAACTCTTCTGATAATAAAGACATCAGCATAGGCTCTACAACTTCCGTTTTGCGAACAACTAACCCATTGTTAGCCTGAATTAACTCCTCTGCGATTAACCCTTTCAAGAACGTTATGATTCCTGCAGCCCGATCATTCTCTGTTTTGCTTAGTTTCTTTTCCAGCTCCTGCTCTATCAAATCGAACAATTCATCGACTGTCGTGAACTTACCTTCCAACTCCTGAAAGTTTATTCCAATCTTTGAAAAATTTCTTTGCAATTTGAGCCGTACATCACGTCCGGTATCATTCGCTCCGTTCCACGGGACTATATTTTCATAATTATTATCCATCACGCACTATGTAAGTTCTAATTCATTTCCATCAAATTCTAACAATAGAATTTGCCAGCACATTCCATATTCAAGAGTATCTGCATCTATAAAATTCAGCATATAGTCAGCAAAGCGATTTGTTTCTAAAGTGCTTTGTTTACGAAGTCGGGCATGCTCAACCTTGACTATACCCTGGCTTTTATTACGTTCATAACTATAACTCATAAAAGCAAATGAGAAGACTTCTCCCCGTTCGCTTTTCTCTTTCATTCGACGAATTGCTTCATATATTTCCATACTACAAAAGTACCTTCCAGATAAGCCTTAAAAAAGGACAATAAAAAACCCCAAGTCCTCACGGATTTTGGGGCTAGTTTCATTTAGTTTTAACTTTAAACTTGTGACAGGAAAGCGTCTCCCGACGCAAATACTCCTCTATAACAAACACATTGCAAATATACTCTCCTTTCTTGCCTTAAAAAAGGACACTAACCACGACTCACATTCCTTTCCATTCTCTCTAATTTTTTAATCCCATCACGAACAGCTCGCGAATCAACAATTAAATCTTTCTCAAGAATAGATTGAAGCAAATCATTATTCGTATTCAAAAGAACGAATAGTTTACGCAATGTCTCTTCGTCCATGATATGACCGCTAACAGTATATCGGGAGGAAGAAGATACTGAATCATCAGAATAACCACCACTATATTTACCACTTTTAGTACGTACCTGCTCTAAAATTTGTGTAGTGTTCAACATTCGGATTGTTCCATTCTTTTGCGCAACATTGAAAACATCAAGAAATTGGCGCACATGAGGATTCTCTACTCCCTCATGATTGGTCACGAATTCATTTTTATGAACGGGAATAACTCCAGAAACATCATCCGGATTTCCTGTTTTAGTATATCCTTCAACATATTCATCAGAATAACCACCGGACTTCAAGCCCTTCGCTTCATCCCGTTGCTGTTTGGCTACAGCTATCTGTGCCGCACCACTAGCTACAGCTGCCGCAGCTGCAATGGCACCAAGAGCCGGACCAACAATAGGAATACCGGCCATTGCCTTATATGCTTCCATTGCAGCAACAGCAGTACTTGCAGTAATTTGTAAAACCGATACGGCAAATTGTTTGTCTGCATATTTCCTCTTTACCTGATTTAGGGCCTCTTCTTTCTCTTCTTCTAACTTAGTTGTATCCTTCCCGGCTTTCTTGGCGGCTTTTATTTCCTTGTCATATTTATGAGTTACTTTGTTCATTTCTGCATCTTGGAATCCCTGAACAGCAGAAGAAGCACTACTCATTATACTACTCACAGCATTAAAATACTGTTCACTTCCTTCTATCTTTTTCTGAATATATTCATTATTGATTTTATTTTTTGCTATTTCGTATTCTTCCTCTGAAAGCAGCCCTTTTTTATGTTCCTCCTCAAGAGCTTTCAGTTTTAAATCTCTAATATCCTCGGCAGCGTCCAACTCATATTTTTGTATAACAGTAGCCCTATCCTTCGCTCCTTTTTCTTGAATTTTCCTCTTAGATTCTTCATATACAGACGTAAGAAGAGTAACATCCAACCCATTCTTTCGAGCTAGTTCTAATTGAGATTTATAAAAGGATTCCAGTGCTGCCAGTTGTTGGTCAGTGGAAGCCAAACCATTCATCTTGTTAAACTGGCTACTGAAATTCTGAATTTGATTAGCACTATCCCGAATGATCTTAATACGTTTATCACTAATTTGTTGTTCAAGATTGAGAATATTATCCCCTGCCTCTTTTAAGGCTTTGGCTTTGACCTCTCCATTTTGGAATTCAAGTTCAGCAACATCGTTTTTATAATCTTTTGCTATTTCGAGTCTGGAATATAGAGAGGCAATCTCAATAGCTAAAAGGCGATTTTTATAATCTTTTTCTGTCAGCTCACCACTATCATTGAGTTTAGACTGTTCAAGCAGAATATTTTTCTCTCCAGCATTAACAGTATTCAGTCTTCTGTCCCGATATTCTTTAATTAAGTTGAGACGAGTTTCTTCTGACTTTTTTAGAGTATTATAAATTGCGCTTTGTGCCTCACTTTCCAATTTACCCAATTCAGCCAGATGCTTCTTATCTTTTTCACTTGACTGATACTTTTTGATGATCGCCAACCTTTCAACCTGAAATTCCAGTTCTTTTTGAAGAGCATCCAACTGATATTCATTCTCCGTTCTGGCTAACGCATCAGAACTCTTTTGTAGCAATAATAATTCTTCTTTGTATGCGTTTTCTGCATTTTGCAAACGAGTAGTCCAAGGCTTCTTGTCTTTGTCATCCGGTGGAGGTGGAACTCCTCCGCCTCCATTATCATCATTCTTAGCCTCCATCTCCACCTTGTCTTTAATCATCCCCTCCAACAGGTTCTTTAATTGGCCACGTTGTTGCTCAAGTTCTTTTATGTCCGTTTGAAGTTTCTTTCCAGTGTTTTCCATCAATCCAAAGGTTAACATACTTCCCACATTACGAGGTACTGTTTTTAAGGCACCCCAAAATGTATTTCTCTCATCCAAATATTTTTGCTGTTGACTCTTCATCTCATCAAGTTGTTTATCGGTATCAGTTAGACGAGATTTTACAGATTCAATTTCAGCCATTGTCAGTAGACTTTGGATATATTTATCTACTGATTTTTTTGCTTCATCTGTCGCAATGGTTTCTAATTTTAATGAACCTAAATATTCAGGAGAAATATCATTTAATTTTTTTATAGCTTTTAGTCTTTCACCTTTTGATATGGTTTCATCCTTAGCTATTTTCAACAGAGATTCGATTTCCGTTTGTTCTGCAGTAATATTTGATTTGGCTTCATTAACTACATCATTCATCAATAGTTGAGCACGATGAGCTTCCGACGCCCTTCTTGAAAATAAATACAAAGCACTAGCTACAGAAATGACAACAGTAGCAATCGAAGCGAACGGATTTAGTGCCAGAATTTTAAAGAAAGCCTGCATAGCTAATCCAGCTTGCTGTGTTTTTCCGGTTAGTGCAGAAGTCGCAGCAATATACAACCATGTTGATGCAGCTACGGCTTTATCCCAATACTGTTTCAATTTCTGTATAATGATATATTCTCCTGTTTCAGTCTTTACTTTATTCAACCAAAACCATTGTAGTTTCGCTGCCGTATTATAGGCTGTTATAGCAATGATAGTCGTCAATATAAAATTCTTATATTCACTAAACATGGATACAACCTCTACTAGACCTTTGACTGTAAGACTACCAGTGCTCACCATGTATTTCATAACAGGGAGCAACCGTTCTCCAAGTTCAATCCGAATTTCCTTAAAACGCTTCTTAGCTTTATCCAGCTCTGCCTGAACCGTCGTATTTTGTACATTATACTCATTCGTAATACTGGTACCATCAATGAAAGCCTGATTAGCAGTCTCCTGTTCTTTACGGACTTTCTCAATATTGCTAGCTAATGCGCTGATAACTCCTGCCGCTTCAGCACCACTCAACTTCATTTCCTTTAAAACAGGTGCCATTTTATCCATGCCACCTAATTTCCCCAAACTAGCAAGGAACTGAAGAACAGCTTCATTAGCATCCGTCTCCATCAGCGTAGTAAATTGCTTAACGTCCATTTGGGCTATCTTGGCATACTTTGCAGGCTCCTGATATAATTTTAAGATCAATCCTTGTAAAGCGGTACTAGCCATTTCGCTACGAAGCATATTTTGATCGAGTGCCGAAGCAAAGCCCATGACATCAGTAATTGAAAGTTTTGCCTGTTTTGCAACTCCTCCCATGCGCGCACTGAATTCCACCAAATAAGGTTCAGCAGCACTAGAATTTTGTGCAACTTCGTTCACCGCACTACCGATAGCTAACATATTTTCTTTCATTGAACGTTCGCTATCACCAAACATATCTGCCAACTTACCAATATTCTTGATAGCATCCTGTCCCAGGTCCTCCCCAAGTGCAACATCAATCATATTAGCAGCTTCTACAAACTCCAAAACATCGTTTTTCGCTGTAATCCCAAGCCGTCCGGCATCTCCAGCAAGTTCATTTAAACGTTCACGCGCGGTACGGGTATCCATCTTCTTAAACTCTTCATTTAAACCAGCAACCTGTTCACTCGTCATGCCAGTATATTTGCGTACCTGGCTTTCCGCTTCCTGCATCTGTGCAAACTCATCCACACATTTACGGGCGGTTAAGGTTATTCCGGTCAATGAAGCAATTACACTCGCACCGATGGCAGCATATTTATTAAATCCATCAGTCAATTTTGATAAAGAGAACTTAGTAGATTCCGCTGTGCCTTTTAGCTCTTTCATTCTTTGGTTAACTTCGTCCAGTTGTGCTTTATACTGAGTGTATAGCGGACTATCACCCGGCAAATTCCGTAGAATGGCATTCAGTTCTTTTTGCCTGTTTTGGAGTTCCTTCACACTCAAACTTCCGATACCTATCTTTTCAAAGAGTTTATCATACTCGGTCTGTAGTGCTTTAACGACTTCCTTTTGCGCTTTATACTCTGCGCTATTCTCTCCAAATTTCTTTTTCAGAGAATTCAAAGTTTTATTGGCTGAACGCATTTGCTCTTCCAGCTCAATCATTTTTTGCCTTGCACTATCCTGTTGAATAACAATTTCCAGTTGTACTCTGTCTATCTTTAAACTCATAGTTTCCCAACTAATTAATTAATACACAAAAGTACCCTCCAAAGAAGCCTTAAAAAAGGACACAAAAAAGGCCCGCACTTGTATTTGCGAGCCTTATATTCTAGCCATCCAACCATCGACCATTGTCCAGCCATGTACCACCATCTCTCCATTTCCCATCTGTCAGAATCCACCGTTTTTCTGCTTCTACATCACTAATCCGGATCGGATAGAATGTGCCTTGCCATGCTCCAGACCTTCCATCAGCATTGATAACATCCTCTATCTCTTTACAGACATAACGTTTGTTCCGGATTTCAAATATATTCCTCGTATTATAAACGTTAACATCATAACTCTTTATCTTGATGCCGTGCTTATAATCAATATCGTACATACGTGAATAGAGCATTTTATCTAAATATGCTAACCGCAAATTACCTGTATATGGGGTGTCCTCACAGTTAAAAGAATGAGGGTAATCAATCGTGAAAACTTTAGGGTTAAAATCCTTATCATCTTTGCGCTTTACATAAAGAGTCATCGGTGACATTCCTTTGTAGTATGATACATAAATCTTTTGTTGATTCTTCTCTTTTTCCGTAGGGATGTTTTCTCCGCTTTGTATTAACTCATAAATGCCATTACTTTCATCACTGGTACCAATCTTGCTTCCAGATATTTTTGGAACTGTTACAAGTGATCGTTCAGAGTCGGGCATAAATACCGGCTCCATACCACTCTCATAAGTGATCCGTTCTATACCATAGTTCGTCATATCGGAAGGCATAATGTTTAATTTGATTTCATTTTCACTCTGCTCCCGAAGAACATCACCAAACATATTTACTTCATCTGTGTGCCATCCCCTATTCGAATCATCAGGCACCGTAATGTAGTACCGGCAACTATCATGTGTATAAAACAGATAGTTTTTAACAGCCTGATATCCGGATGAGCTAATACTTTCTACAAATTGAGTGAATTCCAGTACTGTATCAAAATCCTTTCGGGTCGCAGAAGAAAGAATATTTTTATCTATATGCTGTGGCTTGTAATATTCACTGTCAGTCGGTTCTATCAACACATTACTTTGAGAAGGGTCTTTGTCGTTCTCCCCCTCTTCTGTTTCGTATTCATCTACAACTTGCTGAACATGGCAAACCTGTGCATTTTTAAAATATTCTGCCCTGAACAGTATAGAAACTTCCTTCTTTCTATTATTGACAAGAAAACACAAATTAAAAAAACTCTCAAATTCCGTGATGAGTTCATTTATAGTCCATCCGGGAAACATTTTTGCATATTGGTTGGGGTGCCCATTTTGTGGCAAATAGAGCAAATTCCACTCCGAATCTTCCAGCTGATTAGTCAAAACTGTATATCCAAGTGCTTTCATTAACTTTCTAATATAAGCGCAAAGATACGGTTGCAGATAAATATCCACTCCTGTTTCTCTCAAATAGTTGGGAGATATAGTTGGCTTTGAAGTAGTAACAACAGTTACAGCTACCCTCCATCCATTAATCACACCCTTGTCTGTCATTACAGGAGGTATGCAATAATCCACGTCCGGATATATGCGTTTTACCAAGTTATTGATAATGCCTGTTGGAATTTCATCTTCTCCCATATCCAATGATGATACAAGCAAATCGTTTCCAATGAAAGAATTCAATTCGGAGTTTCCCGAAGCTATTTGTATAGATACTGTTAAATCTGTCCATCCCGTTATGATTTCCGTACCATTGCAATACACCCGGTTATCAGCAACCAATACAGCCTGTCTCTTGGTCTTTAGTTCGGAGATAGAATTCAATCTGTTCAGATGTGCATATAAGTCTGCATTAATTGAATTACTAAGCTGAAGAGTAATATCATACGTATACTCCCCATTTTTTGTAAAAAACGGATTCTCACGTTTTACAGAAGTGCTAAAGTCGGCAGGAAGTACCACCGAAGTCCCATCAATATATAATTCAGTCATAGTCTGCTATCGTTAATCCCAAACTCAATCCATTGAATCCTCCAAACATAGAATATTCCCATTCTGTCCGCATTTTACTTCCTACAGAAAGATAATTGCAGTATTCATCCTGCCGAATTATTTCTTTCAATACACACATAATTCGCTGCAACTTGGCATAATGGAGCAATTCTTCCTCGTCAGTCTTACTACCGGAAGCAATCTTTTCACAAATAAAGAAGATTACCTGATTATCCTCCTGCCAGTTATCTTTGTTTTTAGAATCTCCTTCCGCATCCGGATAATTAGCACACAGAAACACGCCTGTTTTATCTTTGAGTTTCTTGACCATGTGTTCCTCTTTAACTGCCAGGAAACAACAATCAATCTTATCTTCGCTCTTCTGATTAACTTTAACCTGAAGCTCCACCATTAGTTCTCTGAACCGGATGATATCTATCATAATTAAATTAAGTTATTCTGTTCAACATCTGCCATTTTAAAGGTAAACTCTATAGCTTTCAGGAGACTACGGTTAAAACTACGTTCATAATTCTGTTTTGTCACAATAATAGGGAACCAACTATCTTCATACCAGATATCTACTTCTTGGGCATTCAACAGATTATGCCATAACTTATAATCACTCTGCAGGAAAATAACCCCACTACTAACTGTATATTCATCCTTTGGTTTTACTCCGAATTTACGATCTACACCAAACATCTTCGCCGTATCACTCTCATCATTGCCTTTCATAGTCATACCGCCTACGGTAGTCATTGTTTCCGGCATATCATATACGTTTTTATACCGGAAACGTTGAACCTCTTCATATCTCGTCTGATCTACCAAAAACTTAAAAACATCACTTCCTTTCACCAATTCATAACTACGGATCATTTCATTTATATCTGGAAGAATATTCCCAACCCTTTCCATACTTACATCCAAAGTTACAGGCATTTTTTCCCCTTTATGTACATATAGTTGTTCCGGATAAACCGCTCCGGATAAAGTACGGACATTCAATAACACTTTATCACCATCTGTAAATACGCTACTTGCATACTCCATTGCACCATTACGTGTCACTTTCTCCCGAACCTCACTCAACCATCCTGGAGCCGATGCCTCTTTTTTTGTCTGCAGCCGGCTAAACATCACATAACTTTGTGAATCTTGTAGTCCATTGATAAAGAAAGTAAAGGTACCAGCAGCATTTGTCTGCCAACTTGCTTCTCCAGCACACCATACTCCCCATAAAGCCAACTCACAGAATTTGCCCAGTTTTCGCACTCTTACCTGATAGTTGGCATCCGGAACATATTCCTCTTCCAAAACCGTTTTACCTCCATACTGCACAGAGAAAGTTATGGTAGAATCCGTATCTATAATATAATCCTGCATCGTAGCACAGAACTCTTCTGCTCTAGGTCTTTGAATCACATTCATAATCTCATGTATTTGTTATGTTTATCATTCTCTGGTAACAGATTATAGGTGACCGCTCCACCGTCTCTTGCCTTCTTCATCTCATCAATCCAAACCATAGCATCATCATTCATCCATTCGGATAATAACTTGATATCCTCAATAGATGCAGGATCGCTCTCCATTGCACCACTTGCAGACACATATCCCCTGATTACTCCTGCTGGAATAATTTTCAGTTGCATACGTTTTAGGGCAATACTCATTCCCAATAATGTAACAGCTTTACAAGCTGCAAAATACGCTTCATTATTTTCTTCCATAGTCAAGAGCGTATCCCATCCGTTTCCATACGCCTTCTTCACATGAAGTAATTGTGCCTCCTTGATGAATGGCAGCAATAACATAAAAGTACGCTCGCTTTTGTCAATAGGAAAATAGGTGTCAAAATCCGCTCCACTGCGTATCAGTAATAGCTGAGACATTTTATAAGCCCTGCTCTCTTTCCATTCCTTAATTTCGGAAGTATTGAGATAACGTATCAAAGCGTCTACTGCTTTATAATAATCTTCCATATGCCGGGCATCATCCCTATCTAATTGCCATTCCCAAGGGAGCTTTTCACTGTTATCTGTAGCGATTTTGAATTTACGCCCATCATCTTCATGACTTAGATCATTTTTTTGGTACATACGTAATGTAGCCAATAAAGCGATAGGCCGTTGTACTTTCTTTATAAGGTCTTGATCTGCATCCTCTTTTGTCTCTTTATACCAGCCTTCCACTTTTTTGTATAGTTCAACACCAATCAATGCGGAAATTTCCTCTGTTGCCAACTCAATATCAGTTATGATTTTATTGAAATCATTATTTGCATAATAATTCCCAGTGAGTTCCCGTAGTTCCCTACTACCATTATCATCCTTATTGAATATCATACTATATCATTTATTTGTTACGCTTTAATAAAGCATCTGCTTTGTATTTATCATCCAGCAACTTCATCATTACCCGGAGTAATAATGTATCATCCGCTTTTTCTATATTTCCAAAAATTCCGGATTCTGCTACGGAAAACAGAATTCCACTCATTCCCAGACTTTGCTCCTTGGGCGTGTTCGCGTCCTGTGTTTCTTTCGTGAAGATGGATTCGAATGAAATCTCTATTCCATCAATAATAAATGTGCCTGTAAGCAAATAGTGACAGAAGAAAGCAAACCATGCATATACTCCCCACTGAACCTGCTTCGGCATCATCCTAATCCTGTTTGAATAGAAATTTATTCGTTCCTGCTTAAATTCTTCCCTGTATTTACCGTCAAAATCAGACTTTCCTATTTTTCCTCCTGGACAACGATAAAGAATACCACATAAGGCTTGCAATAAAGAAGGATCCTGTGTATCATTGTATCCATTCATCATCATAACCGCATTACGGAATTCCCCAAATGTCAAATCACTGCCATGAGAAAGCGGACCTTTATATTGTTTCCATTCAGGTAACAGATTCTTTGTGCTTGAAAAGATAAGTTCAACCTCTTTCCCCCCTTTACCTTCACTCCACATCCATCCCAGCGTCAACGCCAATTCATCAATCAAAACATAATAATCAATGCTGCTCTTTCTCCGGATGCCACGATTGGAAAGAACAAAACGGCACCACTCTCGTTTCACGTCCATTAAAGTTATTTTAGGGCGTTCAATCAATTTCTGACGCAAGCGGAGCAAGTATAACCACTCTGCAGGAAGAACTTCCTCCCAACAATCCGGAAAATCTATCTGTTTGTTATTCATAATTACACCTGATTTGTTGCCCGTTTATCTGACGTTACATTATCCTCTTTATTGATAACCTTGCGATACATACCAACAAAAAGACCTTTCTTATGTGGAAAGTTTATTCGGATCGCATCATTCAGAGCCTCCAACGCTATTTCCTCCGGGATTTGTGTATCAGCCCCATAGAAAATCTTTAATGCATATAGCATTTGGCTGCCACTGTCACCTTTGCCGTCGATGATGATGTTGGATAACGCAGGATTCAATCCAAAGCCGCTTGTAGTAGAGCTATCAGCTATCCTTGATATTTCCGCCTGTGCTGCGATGTATTTATCTACGTTCATTTCGATTGGCTCGATTTTCCATGATTGCAGATTTCCGTCCTGATCCACAAAGTCCACACAAGTGAAGAATTTACCTGCATTCTTTTTACCGGCCATGACATCTGCAATCCTCTTGGTCAGTTCATCCCGCAAACGGTCTATTTCTTCATATATCTGTGCTTCTCTCCATTCTTCGTGCATGGCACGTATCATTTCTTCTTTCTGCCTCCAATACTCTTCCGGCTCATGAACAATGTATGCAGATGCAATCATATTCTCATTTAGATATTGGATTATTTCCGGAAGGGTATTAGCATCCAATAGCCAGGGAATCGAACCATGAAAACTGGAAATTGCATACATATTGCGCCCGAAACTACGCATACTATGATATTTCACAGCGGTTTCCGTAGCTGAAGGATTCCATTTATCGAAGATGCTATACAACATCATCCTCTTACTGGTATAACTGTCAAAGTCCCCAATAAGAAACTGTTTCACATCTTCCAATCTCCGGCTGTCATTCTCCGGCCATACCATCCGGCAATCTGTACTGTGAAGGGCTTCCAAACGGGTTATCCACGGTTTACCGATCCGGATTGATTTGGCTGCATAGTATTTCACAAATACTCCTTTCATGTGATTGTACTCTACAAAAGCATTACGAATATAACTCCGATAATCCCATGTATCAAGCCATTCCTGTATCTCATTATCTATCAACCACTCTTGCACACGTTCGTTGTTGACTACATTCACCCGATAAAGCATCGGACCTTGACCATACATCAAACCTGTTTTGCGATCCAAAATGCCCGGTCCCAGATTATTCTTTTCAAGAATGTCACGTACTGTCTTCGGAAGATTATTATCAATTCCCCAGGGAACAACGCGAACTCCGGCTATTGTCACCGGATCACCATCCCAGTTGGAGGAAGAACCATTAAAAAAACTACTTAGTTCATTGTTACCTAAACTCATATTGATGGCATAGGTACCTACTCCAGCATCAACAAACCGGAAGCCTCCAATTTTCTCCTTTATTTCAGCCATTATAATTCAATTTTCTATTTTCCAATATCCCTTTTAAGCGGGCAATTTCCGCATCACTCAAGCCATACATAACTCTCGAAATCAATCGGTTCAGCCCTCCATACATATTTTTTGCATACCATCTCGTATTTTTCTTCACCGGATTCCGGTTTGCTTTCATTCCCCAAGCCGTCCGGTTTGTATCAACTTGATGCCGATTCTTCTTATTTCCCGCAATTTCAAAAGCACGACCATAAGAAAAGAAACTAACCTTTAATCCCGGATTCTCTCCGTCATGGAAAGTTTTATAATCTATGCTATCATGCAAAGCATCCGTCTGCATGAGCTTTCTTGTCTCTATAGCTTCAGTTAGTATATCACAAAGCCATTCTCCGTGCTGTGACAGTTCCTCCTCAATAAAAAGGGTCTTTAATTCCTTGCTTTCGTTACTTTCCATTATTACACTAACTATATTGCAAAATTACATACGAGAAAGACCTTAAAAAAGGACACAAAAAAGCCCCGACTGCACTCACAATCGGGGCTTTTTTATTATTTCAAACCTTAGATTTGCTCAAATCTTATTTTATCATTTAGCAGGAATCAAATTTCTTTCTATATATACTTCCTCATTTAAATCTCCATTTTTCAGAGATTTACCATCTTTGCTACTATATTTCAGTTTTTTATCTCCGTATTTAATCACATCAGGTGTCATGCCTGTCTCTGATTTAATTTCATCAATGACTAAAAATAATTCGCGTAGGTCTTTTAAACCTGAAAGGAAATAATGTATCTCACTGTCTTTCATCTGAATCTCTTTTCTCGTTTACAACTATTCTTTGGTCATTCAAAGCTAAATCCAATTGATTACGAAGTTCTATTAGTTCTTCTCTAGTACAAGTGCATATATATTTAGAATATAGAGCAATAGTATATTCTTCCATGCACTTTATACCACCTGAATAACTACAGCTTTTTATAATTTTAAATATCGGATTACTCATAGTTTAACTCCTTTCTCTCCATTAGATTGGAGTGCATTTTGCAAACAAGCTATTAATTCAACAACCTCTTCACCTGTCAATTCACACAATTCATAGTTACCTAGATAACTGATATTATAGTTATATTCGCCTGATTCAGTATCAGTATGTTTACGTTCACTTGTCACGAAGATGTTTTTATTAGTTATAGATTTATCCCGTTTCATAATGTACCTCCTTTCATCATTGAGGTATTGATACGTATATTCACACGGCTATTACCCACGATGAAATTCATTTCACCGTTTTCGTCTTTACTCGTCCAGACTTTATCATGTCCGGAAGTAATCAAATCACTAATTTTGTTGAAAAATTCTTGGACTTTCTTTGCCTCTACGCATTTGGTGAGGACTTTTTTTTCTTTTTTCATATCACTGTATTGTTTGACATTTCGGCAATTATAGAACACAAGAACGGCCGCCATTTCCCGTGTCGTCAAACAATACAGTGATAATCGCCGAGGCAATAACAATGTTTGGGAAAGGCAGCCGCCTATTTCGTATGTATCATTTCCCCTAATACTAGGAAAATTATGTAAGGACATAAAAAAAGCCCTCGAATTTCGTGAGCATTATACGATGCACATCGACGATTAAAAAAAATCGTATTGTTTGACTCTGCAAATATGAGGATAAAATTTGAAAGTGCAAAAGAAAAGTGGCATTTTTAGTGCTATCCTTATCTATTCATTCTCATCTTCATCTAAACTAGCAGCCGTTTCTTTGAATAACTTCTGCTGTTTTAACCATTCTTCCTTAGTCTGATTATCATTCTCCATTGATCTTTCAATTGCTAATGTTTCTTTATATTCTGAAGCAAGAGCCGTCATTGTCCACTTTACTTCAACTTCTCTCTTTTCAACTTCCTTCCTTATATCTGAAATTGGTATTCGGAAAAATTCTTTTCGAGGATTAACCTTATTGACTTGATTCTGTACAAAGAAACGATGAAGTTCAGTTTCTAATTTAGGAGCATCTTCACAATATATCATAGCATGAACATCAAAGGGGAAAGGTACACTTGCATCTCCAAGTTCACGAACACGATCTAAAGGTTCAAGTCTCCTTGTCATACCTATTTTATAAACATTCTCTCCAAATGAACCAATATTAGAGATAATATATACATGTCCTGACTTTGTTTGTTGAGCCATGGATAACGCCCTTTGATTTTTGGCTTCTGCTTCAATTAATTTTTGTTCTAAATCAGCTAATTGTTCCTCATATTTTGCTTTTTGCTCTTCACTAGCCTTGGCAATAGCCTGTTGTGCTTTTTCCATAGCCTTTCGAATAGTTTCCTCTTCCTTAGCAGCATCACGCATTGCTTTTTCATATTCCCGTCTTGCTTTCTCTTCTTCACGAATTTGCTCTTTTATACGGCGTTGTTCTTCACGTTCTTGTAGTTTTAGTTCATTTACAGCAACGCCCCATTTCAATTCGTCAAGTCTAGAATCAAGATATATAGAATTTATACGAGCGTTTCTGAAAGCAGCACCCAAATAATTAACCAGACTATATGCATCCTGTATTTTTTGTTCCAATATTCCATAATTATCTTTTTTAATCATGGCTAAAATAGTATCTACTTTACCATTAAAAGCATCAAGAACAAAATTTATAGCAGTATCTTTTCTGTTTTTCTCCACATAATCACATGAAGCGGCATCACCATTCTTCATCAACATACGAGTTCTTTCACGTGCGTCTTTTAATCTTTGTCCGGCTTCATCATATCCAAATTCATCCGCCAAATCATCTAACAGAGAAAAAGTTGGTTTCAAATATTCATCTCCATATCCTTCTATTACATTTTTCATTGCCTTTGAAACCTCTTCGTAATGTTTGGCTTTATTAGCAATATCATATGCTTCTCCTGCTATTTCTTTAGCCTTGTTCTCCGCTTCTGATAATATCAATGCCGCTTGTCTAGTTGCATCTTCTCTAACCTTCTCTGCTTCATCTTTTGCTCTTTGTAAAAGCTCCTTGTTTGATTTCTTAATAATAGCCGTCTCATCATTGGTTATTTGTACTTCACTCCGAGATTTAGATATAATTGATTCAGCTTCATCATCCGCTTTGTCTAATATTTCTTGAGCTCTTTTCTCTGCATCAGTAATAATCAGCTTCATCTGCTGTTGAGCACCAGCCAAGATTAATTCGCTTTCTTCTTTTGCTCTTTTTAGCCTATCTTCAGCTTCCTCATCAGCGTTCAATGCAGCTTCATACTTGGATAGCTTTTGATTAATGCTTCTTAATTCCAAATTTCGCTTCATTATCTGTTCTTTTTCATCGTGTAATTTTTCATTTTCAAAACTTACACTTTTCCCTTTTCTTTTTAGTGATACAATGTTACCTATTAGTACCAATAGCACAATCAAAAGGATAATAATAATCCATTCCATAGCATCAGATATTTAATTAATAATTTTATTTTCTAGTATTTCTATTGTATTTTTGCCTAAAACATTAATTATGAACGAGATTGAATTAAGAAAATACTGCCTTGATCAAGCAGTGACTATCATTGGGTGGACGGCTACAACATTTTGGCCACGCCCCGAACTAAATCCGGTTATTCTTGCCGATATATTATATCGCTATCTTACTACCGGTGAAATAATACAATTTGAATTACCGGGAACCCGTAGGCAAAGCAACACTCAATGAAAATTTTATTGAACTAACAGTTACTTTCTCTTCATTCAATTCTATCACGGCTGTTGAAATTTCCATCACCGTTTCTTTTATAAAATCTTTTAGTTCCATAATTAAAAAATCATCTCCTCATATCGTGCGCCAACCGGAACCACCCGGAACCCGATTGTTTACGGGTTACACGATATGAGGAGATGAATTTGTCGGTTTATATTTGGCAATGCGAATATGCAGATATTATTTGAGAGTGCCAAAGAAAAAGGTTATTTTTGTCAAAAATATTAAGAGGTATGTTTGAAATAGAATTAGCTACTTATCACAAGAATTTAGAACGTCTTCGTGAAGAAAACCCTTTGGGTGGCTTTGTCGTAATTAAAGGTGATGAGATTTTAGATGTATGGTTAAACGATCTTGATGCCCTTAAAGAAGGTGTCAAAGCGTATGGACGTATTCAATTTATGATTAAAAACATTAATGAAAAGCCTATAAACATCAGTGCATTTGGAAGTGCTAGCACTAAAATAGAATACAATTCAGACGCACATCTCACACTCGATGATAAAATAAAAACTGCACTAAAAAAGAAAAAAACGAAATACCATCATTAATACACGGTGGATATACAGAACCATCACCTGTGTAAAATAAAAAGTTCCGAACCTGTGGGATTCTTTCGCTTATCAAAACAGAAAAAATAGAGTCTTAATCTCATTTTAACAAAACCAACTACAAGTTTATCCATTAATATTGATAACTTTGCAACAGAAAGGATAGTAGACTTATATGATTGACTTACTAAGAAATATTATAGCATACGTCAGCACTTTTACAGTGATTTGTATTACCGTGATATTTATCATTGAAGGAATTACATATATGTTAACCAAGCGATACAATAAAAATAAAACCAGCTACAAAACACTTATAGCCGGTATTATTATAGCTTTATTACTTTCGCCTTTATATTATCTTCCCGCTTAATATTTTTCACGAACAGAATTCTGTTCATGCAATAAATCTATAGCAGTTTTAAAATCTTCTGGAGTATTAATTTCTAATGAGTCTAATGCACATTTTATGGACTCTTTAGTATCCCTATCTACTTCATGATCCAAAAAATCATTGAATTTTTCAATTAATCCTCCAGTTGATAAATCAAAAGAAAAATTACCAGCTTTAATATTCAAGCCACCACCATTTACACCTAAAATTGTTAATGCTACCATCCAAATAAACATTTTATTTCTAGCACTAAGTCTAAGGTCTCCTGGCGACTCCATTTGTACTTTCATTATCATATCTGCAACAGTCCCATCTATGCCATTCTGTTTGCAGAAGTTTTCAGTAACCTGAAATAATTTATATAACGAAAAAAAACTTTGAGTATTGACATCATCTTCTGTTTTTATACGCAGTACTAGATGAACCTCATCATCCTTTTCATAAAAGTCTGATACGCAACTATCAACAAATGGAGCATACGAATCTATATTAGAAACAATGTGACGAGAATTAAACATTAATTGCATTTTGGGGCTCAAACTTGAACGGAGTAAGGTTCGCAATACAGTAATTTTTCGTCTTTTATTAAATTGGCATACGCCATCAAGATGAGAGATATTTTTTTCTTCATAAACAACAGAATCAATACGTGCAATAGCTAAGTTATCAGAGTTCTTCCCTGGTATCACGATGATATCATTTATTTTTATATCACGACAGAATTTTAATAGTTGAGGAGCAACATACTGTGAATTAGGTTCTTCACCGGAAGCATCCAACATTTCACCTTTAGCTATCTTTAAATCAATTGTTCCTCTTAATTGCTCATTCGCTTTCTCTTCTTTTGAGATTGCAAATTTTATTTCCTGCAAAGATATCTCGTTGTACCCAATCGCAATATATCCCCTTGATATAAATTCGTGGAAATAATCACCACTCATACTTCTTACCATCCAATACTGGCTTTGAGCATTGACAGTTTTTACATCTTTCAGTAACTTTTCAACATCGAAATATTAAAATGGCGAATCCCTCACCATAGTGCGCCAACAGGTCAATGATACCTGAATCCGATTTTACGGATTACACTATGGCAAGAGATTCATTTATTCATTATTTTTTGGCACTGCTAAAATACAGGAATTTCAACATGTGACAAAATAAAAGCGAATTTATTTTTATATATTTTATGATAATGTCATCATGCTCGCATAAATAAGAAAGGGTTTCCGCAAATTGGAAACCCTTTAAAACGGAAGGAGTACCGGTATTCCTCCCAAGTTGTGTTACTTTACTTGATGTTTAATATGGTTTCCGATAACTTATTCTTTATATCATTCAATGCGAATTTAAAGATTTCCAACTCACTTTCAGTAAAGGCACTTGGCTTTCCATTCACAATGTTTCCATTTATGCGTTGCGCAAGCCAACTACGATCTTTCTGAAAATAGTGTTGTGCAATATATGATAATGAAAGAACATCACACAGCTCTCCCATTCCAGTACGGACATTTACATCTGTACGTTTTCTGTTTTCCCGTACTTTTCTCATTTCATCACTAAGAATTCGTCCGGCTTCCCTTCGTTCCTCTAGTGGAATCTCCGCATTTAAATCTTTCCAGATTTTATCAAATTCTTCGCTTCCATCTTTTGTACGCAACAGATGAAACTTAGAAACTAATTTTCTGATTTTGTCCTCTAATTGTTTATCCATACTTCTTTTTTATTATGAAACAAAGAAATGTTGATAAGGTTGATGAAAGGGAACCTCATTTGAGGTTCCCAATCTTTCATTCTTCTCTGAGTTCATCAGCAATCATAATGATCGTATTGAATAGCTCATCGTAGAATTCCGATTCTGAAAAAATAATTCCATCATTAAGAATATCTTTTTCGTATCGGATGAGGAATCTTAAATGGTCAAGCATTTCCTCACGGTCATTTAGACCTTCAACCTTATCAAACATCTCTGTGTCGTAACACAATGCAAATATAATAACGTTTTGTTTATTACACAATAAACAGAGCGTTATTATTACGGCAAAAACACATTTTTAACTCTAGTTTAACAATCTCAGTTCCACAATGCCCGATACACTCAATTTTAGTCGTCTTATTTTACATCGAAATAACATATTAGCAGAATTCAAAATACAATCTAATCTGTTCTAATTAGATATCTACCTAATGGGAACAACTCTACGACTAATTTAATCATAACACATTATATAACAGCATATTAATTAAAAACACATGAACACGGGAGTCTTCCAATCAATAGTCAAGCTTATTTCCAAAAATATTCTTTTTCTGATTTTAGTATCTAAAGCGGTCGTTTTTCTTCCAATTTGGGGCGATATTTGCGCTCAAAAAATCGGTTACATTATTTAATTACCTAATTTTCAGTCATAAAACTATTTGCGGTTTCTAAAAAACCGCAAATGAAACGGAGTTCTGCCCGACACGCGCCGACCCCTTTTTGCGGTCGCACCCCCCTTTTGGGGCGGGAAATATGACAAAATCCTTACAATCCCACCACTATCAAATTTTCCCTAAGAAAATGCTACCTATCTGCCTGCCTCAGGCAGGTGTACATGAAAAAGCCCCGCTATCTTCACAGACTGCGAGGCTAACCACTCGAATAAAAAACGAACTACATCCTAGACGCAACAGACAGATTGCGTCCCGTCTTCCATATCCGTATCCATTCCTTACGTAACATAAGATATTTAAGTGCATCCGTAAGATTGGTTGATTCTTTAGGTAATCGATTGGTAGGTAACTTGTCTCCTGTCTTTAGTTTGACTATCTCTGAGCTGCCATCAGAACGGCTTACGGTCTTTGTTCCGGTTATTTCCATCTCACTCTTGAGGTTGGAACAATTATACTGGTCGAATTGAATGGTAAACAATCCCCTCTCTAAATTGCCACTTAACAAATCCATGAAGAAACGATATTCCAAATTACTACCAATATTGCCCTGCCCTATACTCATTAACTGTACCTGCCATCCTGTCCTTGTACCATCAGCATAGTATTCTATATTCTTTTTTATCTGAGTAGCCATGTCTGCTTTGACCTTATGGTAGTTATTCATTGAACGATCATAATAGAGTTTCAGAATCTTCCGTTTATGCGGTTTAAAGTACTCCAAAAAACTATCAGCCAGTTCTCTGGCCGTATTAGGTGGCAACGTATAGAGTTCTTTCAATACTTTGTATTTCTTTTTGTCCTGTTGCCCAAATACCATAGATAGCATATTACCGGAGTCCATTCCAGCTTCAATGGGCCTATTCATGTCTAAATGCCTAAGTACTGTGCAATCCTCCTTCCATCCCAACGGCTTCTGCTCTATAATCTCATTTATGAATCCATCAGCATAAAAATGTCGGATAGCCAAATTACAATAAAACATTTGCCCAGCTTCCAATTTAGGGATAATCGAAAGGATATTGCACAGAATTCCTTCAAGCCCTTCGGAGAATTCATCACTAAACCAATCCAGCCCTAAAACGTCTGCGTTGACATAAGAGGACGAAATGAAGAAAAACGATGTACGTGAACGTGTCTTGATCCATCGTTCTTCCCATCGCTTCATATTGCGCCCTGCGAGTTCCAGTGCCCGTTGAAGTTTATTAAGACTTGGAGCTAATGATTTATCAAAGCGATATTTCTTCAGCACTTCATTATATTCCTGTAAGGTAGCTACATACGTCTTTTTCGTCTCGTTATAGACAAATCCCGCCTGGAGCATTAAGAGGATTTTATCTTTATCGTTCTGTTTAGCCAGTTTCAGAATCCAGTCATATTCGCCAATATGGTTTGGATTAGGCATATCGGTAGTAAGGGTACGGCTACGGTACCAAACATTCATTCCGTACTTCACCCTAAAACCTCGTACAGCTTTCAACAGATTCGTAAATTTCTCCTCCGTGAAATACTTGACTTCATCACCGAATACTCCAACATAAGAACGACCTGCGCCGATAGATGGTCTGTCCAAAGAAATAAAAGTGAAGTTAAATCCGGTATAGAAAACCATAGTGTTACGCCAGTCTGTACATACATTGTACATTCTTTCCTGCCATTCTTTAGGCGGCTCCTGATTAATCACATAGTGAATGCCAATTTCCCACCCTAACAGGGAAAGTCCATCTATAAGCGAAGGAATGACATTCTTATGCAAATCCGAATACGTATCAGCTACCCATGCGAATGGTGCTCCCTGACAATCCTGTGCAACTTCTTGCACTCGTTCTGATAATACTTGCACTGTTTTAGCACTGGCACGTCCGGCAATCCAATAAAGTGCCCAAGGCATCATTATTGATATGAGTTGTGCCATCCAATTTGCGTATCGCTGTTCTACATCATCAGTCGATGTCTTTAGTTTTTGTTTCCTGGTCATCGAGCATTTCAATTATATCCACATCAATCACTTGCGCATCCCTCTTTAAACGAACTTTCTCCCGCTCCGGAATATCAGGAATAGAATCAATCTGTTCAGCAAGCAATTGCCTGTTAACCTGTGGCATTCCTACAGCCTGCGTATCAAGCATATAAATTTTTATGGGCTTTTCGTTTACTTCCTTCCGTTTCTGTGGATCAGGCTTATCCAATTGTTTGATTTTGGCAGCCTGTATCATCAAGTTTCCATACACTTCCATATCCTTAGAAGAATGTGCATTCATTAATACAACCTGTGCCGCTTTCTGCAAATTATCAAACATCATATTTCGGTGAGCGTTATTTTCTACCGAATCATTCGCAAAAAACAGGTTTATAGCCTCATTATACATTTCCCTGGCCCTAGCCCTTTTTACCTGAAAAGGATCATGCATAAGGAAAGATATTGCATTATCCTTACCATATTTCCGCTGTATGCCAATCAGGGCGTACAGCGCATTATAATAGTCCATCTCATCACCCGTTAGTTCCATTGTACAACCGGATGCCAAGTAATCCTGTAACCTGTCAAAATAAGAAGTTTCAAACATTCTCTATATCTCCGAAAAAAACTTGGTTAATCGCATTCTTAAAACCGACTTCACGACGTAGTTTATCAAGTCGCTGCGCCTGAGTTACATTATCACCAACTTCTGCACTGGCTGTCATTGATAATCCTTCCTTAGCCTGTTGTATCAACTGTCCGCGTTCATAGTGATATTTCAGTGGAGAACCTACCAAATTGAAATACCACTCAAAATCATTCAAAGGAATATTGTAAAACATGGCTATTTGCTTAGGAGTATATCCTATAGCTGCCAGCTTTTCATATTCATCAAAGTTAATCCTGTCATACCATAACGGATTTTCTCTCCACTTAACCAATTCGTCCGCAACGAAACTCATAGACTTCCTTACTTTTTAAAAATACATATTGTTCTTCCATCGCATTCTCGCCATAGTTTCCACTCCCTTCTACAACAAAAAAGCCTTTAGGCGTATCCAAACAAGTTATCTTCTTATGGCTCCACGCAAAAGACAATTCAATAACCCCATCTTGATGGAGTGCCATCAACCTTTCAAAAATCTTAGGCATACGAAACTTTATTGTCTCGGAAATATGCAAATGAATACTCCCAATGGCCCCTTTCTCCTTCCATCGGAGCAATGCATTAATTATGCGTTCATTGGTTGAATAAGTTGCTATATACAGGTGTTCCAAATATCCAGTATGCTTGAGTAAGTAAACTATAAAAGTAAATGCCGTAAAACTTTTCCGTGTTTCTATGAAAAAGACTTCATTTTCTTTTGGAAGTCGGCCGCATAACTCTTTGAGATTATTCAATTTATATGTTTGAAGCATTTCAAACCGCTTCGAATACATTCGTGACTCACACAGTTCTTCACGTAGCTCTTTTAAATCAAAATAATAACTCATTCAAGTAATCGGTTCACCTCTTCCAATTCAGCTTTGTAACCAGCCAGTCTTTCCCGTCGTTCGATATCCAAATGCGGCTTATCTCCTTTATTCAATTCGTTAGTTACCCGCCAAATATTGTTTTCTATCTGTTTTTGGCGTTTTACAAGTTCTTTTATCGGTAGTCCCAATAGTTCTTTTCTCCTTTTAAACTCATTAAAAATCGGATGCTTCCCTAATAAAGACTTGTTCTGCTGATAATAATTCAGTTCATCCCATATCATCCGGTTTTCAATATAACTGTCTATTAATTGTCTGCTAACAGAAGTACATTGATTCAGATCAGTGCAATCGCGGAGTTGAAAATGTAATTCAACGTATGCATGATATCGTGAAAATTTTCGGGAAGCAAGTGCCTCCAACTCCACCGGACATGATTTCTCGTTTAAAAACGAAAATTCTTCCCGAAAAGACTTGGGTTTACGGCTGAATGTTATCTCTGTTTCTTTCCAGTTTGTCGTAAAATCCTGATTAATATTGTATTTCTTGCAAAGAAATGCAACCATCATTCTCTTATTGCCGGAAGGGTTGGAACGAACCAGACGCAACGTTAATGGAGATACGCCCGACTGTTCCATCAAGCGTATTCCTTCTTGAGCATTTGCTCCATTCTTCAGCCAAGCGATTACAATCTCTTTCACTCTTCAAATTCGGATTTATCCGGGAACATTTCAAGCAAATATTTCATTAGAAAGTCAGAATATCCACTTTCTGCGTTATTCAGGAATATTTTCTTTGATACCAGTTCCTGAAATTTCTTGTGATCCGGTTGCTTGGATACGATAGACAATGCAATATTATCGCTTTGCCAGTTCAATTCGATAGAAGAAATAGGATCAAACTCTGGAAAGAGAGTATTAAAATAAACAGATGAGATCAAATAACCACCTGTATTCAATTCCGGGAACCTTTCAAACATATCTACAAGACTCTGTTTTTCGTAAACAACAGGAGTATGTGTTCCGAAATCTAATTTGGGAAAATCTGCCAGCAATGCAACTGTACGCTCCATATTATCCCTATAAATGCCTTTATATAGTTCTGGACGCAAGATTCCTTTATTTTTAGGAACCTCAATATGAGCCAGCATTACCGGAGCTACAAGGTAGATATCATCATTGGACCAAATAAATTTATCAGTAACTTCATCGGCAGCAATAGCCAATTTTAATTTTTCAAGTACATCAATCTGAGGATTATCTGACACACATTCATATTCTATGACTGTAACAACATCACTCATCCATTCCTCCCGGTCACCAATGATGACAACATTAACACCAAAACGCAGGAATTTATCAAAAGAGCGCAATGCCATTTTTAACTCATCCCCTTGTGCTTTGTTCTTAACATAAGGAATTACCACCGTTGTATGATCCAGTATGGCTAAATTCTCTTGAGATGCCAGTCCCCCGCTTGGAGCCTGATCTTGTTCCACACTAGAAGCCTGATTATTTACTGAATCAGCTTCCACTTTTTTTCCTTCTTCCTTTTTAGTTCTCATATTCTTATTTTTTGATACACAAAAGTACCATTATCCCAATATAGGCAAAAGGACACAAAAAGAGGTGCTATATCCAATATGGATATGCACCTCTTCTCAACACAACAAACAAACTTATTTATAGACCTCCTTTAGATGAGCCTGACGCACTACCAGCCAATCCTAAAATAGCATTGATTTCCTCACTGTCTGTAGCCGGAATAAGGCTCTTGGCAATATGTCCAATTGTAGCCCCACGCAGTGAACTTGCCAAGTTGATCGTATTTTTATCACCTTCTTTGTTATCCTGTGAATCTGCTTTTGTGAGTTTCAATGGAGTACAGGGAGTACCTGCTATCTTTGCATCATCACCTGAGCAGCCAAAAACAATAGCTCCTAAATCTTCATTGATATTGTTGTTTACAAATTCATCATGTTCAACCTCTGTTCCTGGATGCTCATAGTCTACATGATGAATGAAGCCACGCGCATCGTCTTCTCCTTCACTTGTGTGATAAATGTTAATAGTAGAGTCCGTTGCATAGACTGCAATCGGTTTTTTCCCTTCTACCAAAGCGAATTCCTTAACACGTACTCCTTTTTCATCACGGTTGTATGTCTTTACATCATTCCAGCGGAAATAGACAATATACGCCTTTTTACCTTTCGGGCGTCCTGCATTCGATGTCTTCTTAGGAACCGATGCAAACTGATATACTGATTCTGCCATAATTTTACCTCCTTTTATTTTTTAAAGCCCACCAGCTTCGGAGGCAGACGCTCCTGACTCTGTGGGTGGAATATATGCAAAAATAGCTTCAGCAATCCAAAATCCAGTTGCTTCCCACCATTCCGCAAAAATTTTCACCTTATAGTTTTCTCCTTGCATCCAAATTTTTGTAGCTTGTGGGTCCTTACTACGCAAATGTTTGAAGTTCTCTTTTGGAGTAATAAAGAATACTCCGGTACCACGCATACCTTCAAGTGGAGCAAATGTGAATTTTGAGAAATCGACTTTCACTTTTTCTCCATCTTCATTCTTCAACCAAGGATATTTCTTGCGATATGCTTTTCCATAGCGCGTTACAATGTCCGGATCGGCATGAATAAACATCTGTTTCTTTTTGTATAACGGTTTAACCTCTTCAACCGCCTTGTCGATCTGATCTACCAGCTGTTCATCCGACAGCTTCTCGCCATTGAGCAACCAGGTAATAGCTTTATTATTCGCTTCTTTCAATGCTACAAGTTGAGTGACATACCCATCCATAACTTCATTGGCTTCTGTTGCATCATCACCGTCTTTCACAGCTTTAGACTCTACAAACTTACCTGTAGCCAAAGCAACCTCACGCTCTTCGTCCAACTTAGGGAACACAAGTTGATTTAAGATATACTTTACAACCGGCATATCTTCCGGCTTCAAGTTCTCATCATAAAGATATCCGATGATATCCTCCATCACATCAGATGGAACGATAGCAACGTTAATTTTACATTTGAAATTCTTAATGGTAAGCGGAGTAAATTTAGTTTTTCCTTTGGGCGTCCAATGGGGAGTAAACTGCTGTAATACCGAATCAATTGCTGCCTGTTGTGCACGAACCTCCACTTTATCGGTAGCGATGGTGGACATATACTGCGTAGATTCTGTCTTTCCCATCAAACTTTGCAGGATTTCAAGACGTTCACTATTTACATACTTACCAAATTCTTTTTGCAGTTCGGTAGTTTCAATAGTTGTATTGCCTGAATAAGAAGCACCGGGTCTTCCATAATAAATAGCATCAACATATTTATTATGCGACAGATTCATGTCCGGTTTAAAAGTCTTTCCCATATTATCCGCATTTGTTCCTGTTACAACCTTTCCTGCATCAGCTGTTTCTTCCTTTTCCAACTTAGCGATTATGGCATCGGCTTCCTCTTTCTCTTTTTCCAGTTTGGCAATACGTTCACGAGCCTCTTTCAACTCTTTCGCATTTTTCCCTTTCTCAACCTCCATTTCAGACAGAAGTTCTTCTGTTACCACACTCTCTGCAGTTTTCCCCTCCTTTTCGAAATCGGCAAGATCCTTTTTGAACTCCTCGACGAATTTTTTTCCATATTTATCTTCCAGTTTAGTCTCCTGCTCTTTACTCATTGAGGATTTTCCGTCCTTGTCTTTAGCTAAAGCTGAGATTCCCAAATATCCAAATACGGCAGCAACTACTTTTTCAAACATAATTATGCACTTTTTGAATTAATATATTCGTTTACATACGCATCTCTGCGCAATTCTCTCACTCTTCTCAATGCAAACTCTCTAGTACCAACCGAATCAATCAAGCCATTTTTTTTGGCGTCGTTCGCATAGAACATGCGCCCGGCAATGATCCCTTCCGTTTCGAGGTTAAGTTTACTACCTCTTCTACTTTTAACTGCTTCTTGGAATCCTCTTGCGAGCGGATCAAGTTCTTCTGTTTTGATTGCATCATATTTTCCCTCCTTCGCCGCTTCAAACGGCGCATTTTTATAAGATGATAAATTACTATAGATTGTATGAACCTTTATTCCATCTTTCTCATAATATTTGGCATAATCCGGAAAACTCATCATTACACCAATAGAGCCAAATTCCGAAGAGATTGTGTTAGAAGCAATAATTTCATCGCAATAACAAGCTACATAGTAGGCAGCAGACGCACACAAATCACAATATGCAACCACACACTTCTTTTTCTTCTGTGCATATTGGATCGCATCAATGAGTGGGGCGATAGCATCAACGCTACCGCCACCGGAATCTATGTCAAGCAAAATACCAGAAATTTTCGGGGAATCTGCAGCCTGATTTACCATCTCTGCTACTTCAGTAGTTCCATAACTACAGTATGAACCGTATTTCAACATAGAACCTTGAAGCCCTATGACTGCCACACTATCTTGTGGTGCATCTGAAAAATCGTGTCCGGATTTCATTTCTGTTTCGGACATCGCACATACAACTATGGGAGACTTATCTGATAGTTTGGTTATATCTTCACTCTCAACCCCTCTTTCTAAAAGAGGATTAATCAGGATTTGGTTGGCTTCCACATCCCGGAGTGAGATAAACCATTTACCTCTCAAAACAGCACTATATAAAGAAGAAAATGCCATGTATTTTTATACTTTATTTGTTTGATACAAAATTACAATGACTTATCGCCTATTAAAAGGACTTTAGGAACTTTGAGAACTCGGCACTAGAACGTTTTATTGATAGAGTGATGGCTGCTGGGGAACCGCTTCTCTCAATAGAGAGCTGTACCGGGTTTTTATCTGTTCCAACCACTTTCCTCTCACCATTAGAGTAATCAATACGAAGTAGCCCATATCCACCACATTGTTCCCTAATAAATGATTCATTCGCCTCACTTGAATCTGTACAAGTAGCGCTCAATTCTTGTTGTACCAATTCTCCCGGAGCAGACCTAGTTTCTTTTAGCTCACATTTGGATATATTAAAATCGATCCAATTGCCGGAAACGGAGATGGAACTAACGCCCAAACAATCATCAATATCCGCATCGTCTATTGAAAGATAGAACATTGCGCTAATTTGTGCTCTTTTATCATCTAAACTCATAGCTTATATATCTAATAATGAATAAATTGCTTAAAAGTATAAGTATAAAAAAGATAAAAAATATCTTTTTACTTATAGATTAATCGTAAAAAAAACACAATCACTTAGAAAAGAGACAGTTGTATTTCCTTATTTACCTCTTTTATCATCTTTTTCCGATTTCGATAGTCATACTTCTTTATCGCATCATAGTTTATTGCGTTATTTTTAATGTTATATGCCATCAAAAACGCTTTTATAATCTTATCCTGCTTGAATCCCTTCTCATATCCCGCAACAAAATATTCGCGAATACGAAGACGGAAAGATGCTTCAATGTAATCCTGCAACATCCTTTGTTTCCATTCAGGAATATACAGAAAGTTTTCATTTAAAATGAAATGATTCCATTCCTGTGTTGGCAAATATAATGTAATTGGATTCTCTTTCAAAGGAAGACGTGGCGGGCGGTCTTTTATTGTCACCATTGCTTGAATCATTTTTCCGAGATCATTAGTGGTTGCTACCATTACCCCACCTTCTTTTCTACACCCAAACTCATGATATAAGTAATCATGTAAATAGGGTGCCAGTTCTATTGTTACACTTGGTTTTTCCATATTACTTGTTTTTTTAAATAATTTCCCATACTAGCTTACAACCTACAACTAACAATCAAAGCATTGTATATAAACACATTACATCTAGTCTACCGGTTGTAACCACTTATATGGTTGTAAGTGGTTGTAAGTAGGTTGTAAGTGAATACCAAACTACGCACTTACAACCTTTTCATATCTGATTATCAACATATTAAAACACATATATTATAAAGGTTGTAAGGTTGTAACCACATTTTCAATTATTTTTCTCTTAAATAGTTTTTTATATATTAGACCTTATGATCTAATATACATATATACAAATATCTGATTAATAGAGTTGTACTACCTTATATCCATAACGTGTACCCATTCCCGGCAATTTCTTACCTATACGTTCATATCCTAACTGGCGCAATGCCTGCCCGATAGTAATATCGTCAATGCGGGTCATTGAGCTAGTTATCTTTCGTGCAGCTTTCAGTTCCCGAACGATGTCCATCGGCATGCGGAACAAAGACTCTTCATCTTCTTCCGGCTTCCGGTACCATTCCTTCACCAATTTATATGCGGTGGATTCAATCACATACTTTGCGTTATATTCTTGGAAATCATCATAATCTTTTCGATTAAAGGTATAATCAAAAGTTCCATTATACAAGGTCATAGCTTCCGCCCAAAGCTGATCCACGTCCACGGCTTCTCTGTAATCCCCGATCTCGTCAATCTCAATAGCGGCTATTCTACGGAGAAGACCGGAATCTGAATTAAACAGAAACCCTCCCATCTCCTGTGTCTTATTACTTGTGAAAGCACAGGAAGCAATACGTTGCATCTTTGTGGTGAAACTTTCTCCTGGCAACTTGATATCCACCATGAGCCGGCTCATATTATTTTTAAAACTGTTCTCTGTTGACTTTGTTATTCCAACAAACTCATCAAAGTTGATAATAAAGCGGGAAACAAAACACTCTGTCATTCTGAATATACGTTCGTCTTTATCCGAAACAACGTAATACTCTTCCAAACATCGTGGTACCAAAAATTCAATCAGTGTCGTCTTGCCTATTCCGCCTTGAGCATTAACAAATCCAATTGCTACATCATTCTGCCTCTTACCATATACTTGTGCAACTACAGCTACCAACCACTTTTTTATTAGGTATTTCATCCGGTTTTGATAAAATTCCGTATCATCTTTATCTTTAAAGTCGTGTGCCCGGAGAAAGCTGCAATACAAATCTATTTGGCTGACACCGTTCCATTTGTTTTGTAAACCATCAAAATACTCTGTAACCGGATTATATGCTGTCATCTGATTAGGAGAAGTCAATATAGCCTTTAATAACGACTTGCTACAGGCCAAACCATCATCAATCATATGCATATAGATATCATTTTCTGTGATTGATGTAGTGTATTCACGTTCCTTACTCTCAATATACGATTTTGAGTGGTCGAATATATTAATCTTAATTTCATAGTTCATATCCAACCACTCCTTTACCGCTTGTACTTTTCCAGCAGCTTTGGCAGCCGAAGAAGTTTTTGCCAATTCTCTCTTAGCCATTATTTCCCCATCTTAATCGGCGGTTTTCTCCTGGGAGTTCCACCACATTAAACATTTCGTCCATTCTCGTTCGGATGAAATTACCATACCTTTGCGCAGTAACCTTTCCTTTTACATCTCTTGCAGCTTCAAGTGTATCAAGAGTAAAGTTCGAAGTAGCATAAGTCCTACCGCCATATTCATACCTGATAGCAAACAGGTCTATAACCGGCTTGACTACATTTCCATAGTCTTTCATCTCCAAATTTTCACGTCCCAACTCATCAATAAACAAAGGTCTTTCTCTTAGGCCAGTAATTCCACCTTCAGATTGAAGTAATTCTATCAGTTGCTTTGCATGAATAGTTTCAGTTATCTTACGAGTGAGATAATCCTGTACAGACAAATAGGAGTACATCAATAAGGATTTGCCGCATCCGACTTTTCCCATCAAATATATGCCTTTATGTACATTCCACTTGCAATTCCCCACATCTCCGGTCAGATAATAATATAACTGACGAATTATGTCCTTATTGTACTGGTCAACAATGAATGTTGACTTAATACCTCTTTGCATCATTATAGCTTCTGCCTTTGCTTTCAATAGCGTCCAAAACTCGATGTCAGAAATATGAGAATAATGAAAAGCCCATAGCTCCCGATCCAGTTCTTGCTGCTTTTGTTTGCAGGTATTAATGAAGTCACTAAAAGTCGCTGTCATGGGTTATTTCTTTAGGTGGGTTAGTATAGCTATTATCAGTCACTTTAAAAAACTTTGGATAACTACCAGCCATAGCGAAGTTCAAATATCTAATTGCCGTATCCGGACTTCCTTCACTTATATCATCAAGATAATCCAAAACTTTCTGTTCTTCCCTGCTTTTATATGTCTTACCAAACGTCTCCAAACGGTATTCCTTCCAATATTGCCAAGTCTGCTGGAACTCCTCTTCTTCAAAAGGTAATTTGATATCAACAGGTTCTATCGGATTCTGCATTAGTTCATCAAACTTCATAGCCTGTTCTTTCAGCCTATCCCATTCTTTAATAAACTTCACTATTTTTTGTTGTGCGATAACAGGAATACCGCCATCAATATAAGTATTAAACTCATTAGTGGCACATTCGAACTGTTTCCATAATATATTCCAAACTTTCTGCATATCTTCAGCTATTTAAGTTATTCTAAAAAAGACCGGGAATTTCACCCGGTCCAATGAACAAACCCAGATGGGGCTGGTACCCAACAGCTCTCCTTAAAGCTGGCATATTAAATTAGTTATTCATCAGTAGCTCCTAGAGGGGCCTTTTTATTCTTGTTATTAGTTAAATAAAAAGTGTCCGAACTTAACCGCCCGGACACAAAAAAGGCGGTGAAGTATTAAACTTACCGCCTGCTCATCTTTTCTATTTTTTATTCTTCTTAGGTTTATCTATTTTTTTCATTTCTTTAAAACCTGCTTTTAATTCTCTCCTTAAATCCGGAATTTCCTTTTCTTGCTTAAGTTGCTCTGGAGCTTTTCCCGTATTATCTATCACTATTTTCCTAACTTCTTTCCCTACATCGTAATGAGTTTGTTCTAAAGCTCTTTGCCCTTGAACTTTCCTGGATTTAATTCTCTCTTCAGTTTGTGTAATACGGAATAAATTTGCTGCCAACTCGGTACGCCCCATAGATTCCAACAATTTATCCTTCTCGCATTTCCGTTTATTGGCTAATTGGAAGTTCATCATATTATACATACCCAAATAACCAGCATTATTAAACTTTGCAAAATCTTCAACTCCAGCTTTTTTAGCTGTTGTGGCAAGTGCTTTATTCCCTTCTTTTATTTCTTCCCTAAATAAAATACGGTCCATATCATCACTACCTTGTAAATACACCTCAAACTTACGGGTTTGTTCTGCAAAGTATGCTTGAACTCTTGCAACCTCAACTTTTCGAGGATCAGAATTCATTGCGACTATATAACAAGCAAATCTTGTTAATTTAAAATCCGGAAATTTTTTATCTTCACGTTCACGTTCTACATAGATTATGTTTTCATAATGATTAATGCCTAAGGACATAAAAGCCTTGGTTGCTTTATCTATAACTTTATGAAAAACTCTCATATCATCATATCCAAGCATCAGCATTAATTCAGAAGCCCACCAAAAAGTTATTCCATTTTGATTCTTAAAATCTTCAAAACTTAAATCATTGCCAGAAATTTCTTCTATGTCGCACATGTTACATCGTTTTTAATTTGATGCAAATTACGAAATAAAATTCTATTTACGCAATACTTAAGCAATAAAATATCGTTTAACAGCAAAAGCGGTAAATTCAATACGTCAAAGAACAAATACCGATTTTGAAGACTCGGTTTGCCTTATTTCTAAATTGTTATGCGTTATTAATTTTATCTAAAAGGTTGCGGAGTAGCACTTCATTTGCCTTATATAGTTCTGCCTGTTCTTCCGAGAAATCTCCATAACCAACCGAAACCTCCATCTCCGAAAGTGCAAACCGGATAGCTTCATATTCATCAGAAGTAACCACAATCCTTTTTGATTTTAGTGGTTTGATAAAATCAATTTCTGATTTATCAACTCTGTTTATTTGTCGATAATCATCGGTACGTATGCCATAGCCACGATAGCTTTGAACAATAGTGCAGACTTCACCTTTCTCAATGATTATCCCACCTTTATTTTTTAGTTGGCAAAGAGTTACAACCTTTGCACCTATAATCTTTCCCATAATGTTCCTTTCCATTCAGTTTTATGCAAATCCTTCAAGAACTTGCAAGGTTTAATTAATTGTCCAATTCTTCTATTCTTCTAAAAATATTATATACCAGCTGGGGGCACATTGAATTTCCGTAAGCACGAAATACTTCTTCTTTTAATCGAGATTTGCCATACATTTCAAGTGATCTATCGGAAAACCCATAATCCACGCTACAAACTGGTGGTTGACCATCCCACGCAGCCCCAACCGATAAAGATGTTCCGGCAAACAGCCTGCGCTCCTTGACAATTGTCTTGCATACATCGGAGAAGAAAGATTCTCCCTCCGGTAATCGGACGCTGTCGGAGTAAGCAACCAAGTAATACCTGGCTCTTCTTTGGGGCGCACCTGCGTCTGAAGCGTACATAATCTTCCATTCTGCATTGTACCCCAATCCGGAAAGCGAATGGAGGATTTTTGCAAAATCTCTTCCGTTGTTAACTCTTGTGATATTGGCAACGTTTTCTGCAATAACCCACCGTGGACGGATTTCATCAACCGCCCGACACATGTGCCACCATAATCCGGTTCTTTCTCCTTCAAGTCCGAGTTGTCCTTTTCCTCCCATTTGCTTTGCCTTACTTGCATCTTGGCAGGGGAATCCGCCTGTAAGGATGTCCACTCGGTTTCGCCAAATATTGAAATCTGTTTTGGTAATATCTTCATAACTTGCACTTTTAAATCGTTTTTCCAAAAAGCTCCGGCAGAAATCATTTATTTCACAATGAAACAGATTTTTCCAGCCCATCCATTCGGATGCAAGTTCCGGAGCTCCAATGCCACTAAATAATGAGCCGTGAGTTTTCTTCATTATCATTCAGTTATCGTTTTATCTCCTATCTCAAATAAATTGTTTTGTAAGTCATAACCAAAACTTTTAATTCCACCTTCCCGCCTAATACTTCGTTTACCATCCTCTGGCAGAATGACAATCTTTACTTCATCATTAATTTGGTATCCATCTTTCCTTAGGCGATACCGAAGATTGTTAAGCTTTCTCCGTTTTTTCTTTTCCATCAAAATCTATTTTTTGTTCTCCTTCCCATTTTAATAAGATATAGTAGAAATCAGCCTGCAGAACATCAGGAACTTTATTCATATACATTCGCTTCACCATATTGACAAATACCCCAGGTTCATATCCTGTATCAAGAAAACTTATAAATTCATTCACTCGATTAAGTTTCATGATGCGCATACCTTTAATTGTAGCTGTTCCAATATATTGCCCTTTCAATTCAATTCGATATGTCCTATTGATTTGATATTTGGAAGTGGCGAGGCGAAAAGTAGTGAAGCATTTACACTTTAACTTTCCATTCCAACCATCCGAGAACCTAATAACTTCCATATTATTCCCCTTTCCCCTGATAAATAGTCTCTGTTGGCATAGCTTGCTCAACATATTGAAATAAGAGCCGTGGAATATCCTCAATAATCCTAGTTAAGCTATTCTCCTCAATTAATTTGATAGTCACTGTACTCATGCACTCATCTATTGATGAAACATTTTTCACTTCCACATAAGATAGATTGTTTAGCGCATCAACAAATGTAAGATACCTCATTACATCAAAAGCGGCTACACAATTTAATACATCATTAAAGGTTGGTTTCGGAATCCAAAATACATCTTCATCATTCTGATTCTGAAGTGTCACAAACGGCTTGTTTTTTGCGTCCATAATAATAAGTTTATTAGTTAGTAAATCGTCGTTCGAATCCGGGAATCGAACCCGGAAATGCTTTTATTGTAAGTTGTTAGCATGCCAGTAGGAGATCATCTCTCCCACGTTCCTGGCTCCGATTTTAGCTTTAATATTTTCACGATGCCGATTAACAGTCAGAATAGAAATAGATAGTTCAGAAGCTATATCTTCTGCTGTCAGATGGTCAACTATTAATCGAAAAACTTCCATCTCTCTTTCGGATAATTTAGTAGAGAGCTTAGGTTTACAAATAACTCCCTCAAAAATACATTCCCCTCTTAACGGACATTTCACCTCTTCGAATTGAAGTCTACCTAAATAATCAATATCATATTTACTTTGGTCGTATTCTCCGAAATTACAGCGAGCAAACCGATGTGCTACCTTATATTCATAAAGTGATTTGTTTCTACTGCTTTTTGAATATAGCTCCATTAAGGCCGAATGGGCATCAGGATATCTGTCACGAATGATTGTAAGTATCCAAGCTACTATCTCACTATCAGATTCCTCAAAAAGACGCGCGGCTTTCCCTTCCTCTTTCAACATAACATCCCCCTCAGGAGTGTTATAAAATTCAATGTTGGCAAATTGCTTCATACCTTATTATTAATAGATTCGTTTAAAAGACGCTTGAGTAAACTTGCTTCAAGAGGTCTAAATGAATTTCCTGACATTTTATTATAGAAAGATGGTAGAGACACACCGCTTTGACGAAGAAATTCATCTCGTAGCTCTATTTTCTTCTCTCTCGATAAGAGATCATAATGGCTTTTAAATACCATTTTGGGTTGTTTTTCTCCCTTTCTCATAGTTGTTATCATTTTTATTATTAAATTTATAACGCAAAGGTATTATTTTAAAACCATAAGGTATAATAAATCATCCATTATTTTGCAATAGCATTATTATTTATACATTTTCCAAATAAGAAATTTATGTTTAAAGGACATATAATAAACGAATTAATAGATGAAAGACGAGTAAAAAAGGTCGATTTATACACCTATGCTGGTATTACAAAGTCTACGTTAGATAATATTATCAAAGGTATTAATGACCCCAAATGTACAACCATTGAAAAAATTGCAGATTTTTTCAAGATGCCTATTGACTTTTTCTTCAATAGGGAAATAGATATATCCAATTTAAACATCGGACATCAAGTAAAAGGCAACGGCAACAATGTTTCTGGTGATATCACCCTAAGTGAATATCAAAAAGAAATAGCTCATTTAAAAGAACTTTTGGCTGAAAAAGAAAGAACAATTCAAATACTAATGAATAAATAAGAAAACTATGACCGACGAAGCATCAAAAGAAGAAACTAAAAAAGTTCAAGAGACTGAAACATGTTTTATCATTACTCCCATTGGAGATGACAATAGTATAATACGCAGAAAAACAGATGGGCTAATAAAGAATGTAATAAAGCCCGTTTGTGAAAAATTAAATTTCAAGGCAATTCCTGCACACGAAATAGACAAGAGTGGTTCAATTACTAATCAAGTAATTAAATTAATACTTGACTCTAAATTAGTAATAGCAAATTTAACAGGACTTAACCCTAATGTTATGTATGAACTTGCTATAAGACACGCTGTGGGACTTCCTATTTTATGTTTAGCAGAAAAATCTACGGAATTACCTTTTGACATAACTACAGAACGTACTATATTTTACTGTGATGACATGTTTGGAGCAATAGAATTAAAGTCTGAACTGGAAAAAAAGATTAAAGCTACTTTGAATGATACAGAGATTGATAATCCTATTTATAGAGTTGCGAAAGAAAAATCTATTATAAAAAATATAGAACGCCTCGAAGATAAAGAGGAAAAGAATTCATTACTATATATTATTAACAAACTTGATAATATTGAGAAAAGAATCCCCGTATTAAAAACAGACCTATCTATCCCAAAGAGAATAGTAGATATAAAACTTATATTTGATAAATCTATAAAATCCCAATATGAGGATATAGAAACGAAAATTTATGAAATAATACCTACTTGTCTTGTGGCGAGACAAACTATTGATAAAGAAAATGAGATATTCATATATAATTTAGCTCCATTAGATGATATAGAGAATGTAATTTCTAATTTAAAAAATAGACTAGAGTATACATTGAATCTGACTATTATTGAATATGAAATCTTTAGAATGCACCTTCAATAATAAAATATAGACATTAATAGACGATTATCAACCGATTGACAATTATAGACTAAAAATATCAGCATAGGAAGGGTATAGAACATATGGAGTGACTTTCCCGCTACCCCGACGAAAAAGAAAACGCTGATAATTAAGTTGCAAACTTGGCTATCAGCGTTTTCTTTTTATTCAAAAACTCCAAAAGCCATCGAAGAAACAACTAAACAAGCTAAAACAAAACAACTTATAAATTATTATTATGAAAAACATTTTATTTACACTTTTTGCTATTCTGATCTTAACTAGCTGTAGTAAAGATGATGATAACTGGATCGAGCTTAACGAAAACAATATCGTGGGTAATTGGTCGACAGGCATTAAAGGCTCGCATAAGTTTTTAAATTTCGGAGACGATGACAAAGGCTCTTTTGGAATTTATAGCAATGCAGATCCCATTTCTTTCCAAACGTTCAAATACAAAGTCGAAGATAGTAAGATTTACATCTATGATGTATTCCCAAAAGGTAAGTCACCATATTATTTGGACTGTAAAATATCAAATAATAAACTCAAAATTGAAAATGGTGAGGAATCTGGTACTTACGAAAAATTAGAATACTAACAACTTCCAAACTTAAAAATGCTTAGAATTGATTGTATAACACAAAAAATAATATTTATGAAAACAGCTTTTTTATTGGGCAGCATAGGATCAGGACTAATTCTATTATGCCACCTTTATTCGTTTGTCCAAATGATCATAATGAATCGCCCCGATTATTTGTATCCGACATATTACATCCAATCCATTATCATCTTCATAGCATGGACTTTGATTTTCATTTGCTTTATGATCGCTTACCAAAAACAAAACAATAAATCATGGAAGGATTAATACAATTTACAGGTATAGTGATGATTGCATTTGGAATACTGCAAATCATCCTTTTCTTTAAAATTTGGGGAATGACTAATAACGTCAAACGCATTTGGAAGAAAATAGATAATAAGGACTTTCTTTCCGATGCTTGTGTTTCTTATATAAAAGGCAACTTGGAAGAAACTGAAAGGTTGGCAAATGAAGCTTTTCTGCAGGAAGTAGCTTTGCTTTCTAAATCATCTGAATCTTATGAAGATTGGATCGATAATTATATAAAAATAAAAGAAAAATATACCCGTATCTTCAAAAAAATAGATAAGCCAGCTCCTGACTTTAATAAATACGAAGAACCAAAGATGTATCTACTTTAAACAATAGAGAAAAAAATAAGGCTGACATAACGAGTATCAGCCTTATTTTTTACATATATCCATATCACATATTCAAATAATACTCCCTCGTCAACGCTATATACTCCTCACTATACTGATGACGCGCCAATTCC